TCACTGCCAGAGTACTGGGCAGTAACCCAACATCAAGCGGTGAGGGTACGGTGCAGAACTACATCACCGTGACTGATCAGCAAACGTCACTTGATGGAATGGTTGACGATGATGTGCTGACTGACACAGCTGGTGGCGACACCGTAGTGGTCGATACCTCAGCAGGCGCAGGTGGAGCGATTCAGAACTTCCCATCGAGCAACAAAGCATCACCGTTTGGCACGTTCACAGGTACGCAGATGTTTGGTAGTCGCGGCATCCTGTTCACAGGTCAGCATGATGACGATGGTCAGGCATACACGCTGATCGATGACAACGGCAACCAACGAGTCAGCCCTAACACTGTCAGCTTCGTGGTATCCAACACTGCTGAATTTGACAGGGTGTTGGTGGCTCGTGACACAGGTGTTGACGGCATCATCGACAAGGATCAGTTCGGCGGCATGGCAGCAGTTGCTATATCGCAAACAACGATCACTGCGACTGGCACAGTTGACACTGAAGTTGCACCGTCTGGTTACGTCAGGGTAGTCGCAGTTGATGAGCAGCAGGAACACAAGTACGAATACGACAGCCGCACCAGTGGTGCCGGTGGCGCGTTCACGCTGCATCCAGTCACTCCCAGTTCAACGACAACGGGAACGACAGACGTATTGCTTGAGGATTCAACCGCTGACTTCGTAACTGACGGTGTGCAGGTTGGCATGTTGATTCACTTCGCAACTGTCGGTGGTTCAACGTGGGAAGTGGATTCAGTGACTGATCTGAACACGCTGGTGATCAGCCTGCTCTACGGTGCTGGTGGTCTCGCAGACTCAGGTGAAGCGTACACAATCAACGAGACGATTCAGGCATACGACACGTCAGATGATTTGTATGACCTGATACTCGACACCGAAGCAACCGGCACGGCAACCAGCAACACGTTCGTTCAATCAACCACGTTCGACACGGTGGTTAATGTTCGACAGGGCAAGATCATCCTTCCGTTCACTCAGAACGCAGAGGTGACCTCAGCCGGTGGTGCAGTGACCGTTGTAAGGCAACCAGACACCATCGCAACATAAGAGGATTAAATCATGGCACAGCAAAATGTGTTCAAAGTGGAAGTCGAAGCACTCGACTCCGGTCAGGGCTATCTCATCAGGGGGCTGTTGATTGTTGACGGCACGCGAACTGAGATCAATGAGCATCACGCTACAGAGGCACTGGTTCGAACCCGGTTAGGCACCGGCTTTGATGTCTGGGCCGCACAGGTGGATGCAGAATGAGTAAGGGTGTTGACAGCATACGGATCAAGGGGCGGAAGATTGAAGATTTGCCCCTTGGTCTGGGCAATGAAGCGAAGGCGCAGCTGCCAGAAGCAATAGCAGCAGAGCGACTGCAACACATTGCCGAGATCAATGCTGAGTTTCCGGCGCATCGCATAGATTACCTGAACTCGCGTGTGAACGAGTGCAACGAGAACAAGGTACGAATGGATACGACGATAGCGCAGCAGAACACCATGATCAGTGACTACAAAGGTCACATCGCCATGAGTAAGCACAGGGACAAAGAGCTGGCGAAGTTCATGGATGACCCTCAGTGGAGTGAGTGGGAGATCAAGGAGAAACGCAAGGCTCTGTTCAAGCAGTTCCTGCCGTACAAGATAGATGCGCTGGAGCAGCAGATCGTGCAGTGCGGTGAGGCGATTGATCGTTGCATTGATGTGAAGAAGAAGGAAGACGCGAGCATCATAGAGTTCACTGAGGTGGTGGCGTTGTGCAGGCAGCGTGACAGAGCGCTGGCAGAGTACGGAGCAGTCGCAGAAGGTTAATGACAACACGCACCGACATCTTGTTTGACTTACAGCGATCACCACGCATCGCTGAAGTCGCCAAAGCGTCCGATGACATCATCATGCAGGACTACGTGGACACGATTCGACCATTCGAATCATCGTTCCGTGCGATGTCGCATCCGTTTCTTATGGATGCAACGGGCAAGCAAGACCTTGGTGGTGGTGTGTTGGTTGCGATCACAGCTGAAGAGCAAGACCTGAAGCTGGCGTTCGAGAGCGACTTCGTTGCCGCTGAGACTGGCACAGTCACCACTGGCTCAGGGATGCCAGACCTGAACAACGAGTACACCTTCGAAGATAGCACTGCATTCTTCGAAACAAACTTGGTGATGCGTGGCTCGTTCCTCATTAACTACACCGACCAGTCAGTGGCTGATGTTGTTGAGGTGCTGTCCGAAACGATGTTGACCACTACGGTACTGATGAACGGCAGCGACAACGAATGGGACATCAATGACGATTATCAGTGCTTCAACATCACACAGAAACGCACAGCAGGCGGCAACTTGGTTGCAGTGGACTCACTCGATGTGACGTTCCCTGCCATCTTGCCGACCGCGTTCACTCAGGTAGTGCAGCAATCGTCATCGTCAGCAACGATTCAGAATCTCGACACCATGGAAGCGCAGATTGCTGACATTCACGGTCAAGTGCAGCGAGAAGTATGGATAGATACAAACTTCCCCACCAATGGCAACTTCGGCTATCAGCAAGCACCATTCAACACGTGGACTGATGGCGTTGACTACGCCGAAGCTAATAACCTTTTCAGTCTGGCATTAGAAGATGATGCGATAGTTGACAGGCAGATCAAGAACTTCAACCTTCGCGGAGTCAACTTTCCCGGCATTGATCTTAATGGTCAGGAAATGGACGGCACTACTGTCAGTGGTTGCAACATAACAGGCGCTCATTTGGGGCAACTGCTGGTTCAGGATGCAGGCGTTTCAAACGTCTCAGGTGAATTGCTTGCTCAGCGTGTTGCTGTATTTGGTACATACACGGTGCGCGATGCCGCATTGTCGTTGGTGTCTAACGTCACTGTTCTTGTTGCAGGGCAACCGTGGACGCTGGACCTTGGTGCGTCTGGTGCTTCTGGCAGCACAGTAGGATTGAGTGAGGTTAGCGGCGGCTTGATTATAGCGAACGTGGATCATGCTGCTGACGTAGTGCATGTCCACATGGCGCAGGGCGCGGTGACGATCAACGCATCATGTACTGCTGGCAACATTGTTATCACTGGTCTGTGTGAGATAACCGATAATTCTGCTGGCTCGATAGTGCTTACAAGTGCATCACTGGGACAGACGCAGGTTGAGTCGTCAGTCTGGGATGCCCTGATCGCTGATCACTCAGTCAGTGGTTCATTCGGAGAGTTCATCGTGCGCCGTCTGTTGACGACCGCGAAGTTCTTTGCACTGAAATGAATATGCCAGCACAACAATTAGAGGGCTTTGATCCATTCATTCAATGGACGCAGATACAAGCTGAAGGCATGAAGCGTGACTTGCGCGAGTTCATGGAAGGAGCATGGAGCGTAGTCGAACCCGGTAAGGAATTTAAGGGCGGCTGGCACATCGATGCCATCTGTGAACACCTGACCTATGTATCACTGGGTGATATAGATGATCTGGTGATCAACATCCCACCGAGACACACTAAGTCCACCATGGTCGCAGTGATGTGGCCCGCTTGGGAGTGGACATGGAATCCGTCAATACAATGGTTGTTCGCAACGTATGCGAGTTCGTTGACGCTTCGTGACAGCGTGAAGTGTAGAAGGTTGATCCAGTCACCGTGGTATCAGGAGCGCTTTGGAGACTGCTTCCAGTTGTCCAGTGACCTGAACCAAAAGGCAAGATTCGATAACAGTTTTTACGGTTATAGGTTAGCAACATCGGTAGGCGGCACCGCGACAGGTGAAGGTGGTGACCGCATTGTAGTTGATGACGCTCACAACATGAAAGAGATCAACTCCGACACCATCCGTGGTGGCGTGATCGACTGGTGGCGTGATGTCATGTCCACTCGTGGCAACGACATGAAGAAACTGGGACGTGTGATCATCGCGCAACGTGGTCACCATCAGGACTTGCCGGGTCACGTGTTGTCAACAGGTGGCTGGGTTCATCTTAATCTCCCCGGTTACTTCGTACCGCAGACGCGCTGCATGACCAGAGCGAAGAAAGAATCAACACGCATCATCCCGGCTGACCCTGAGATATTTACCTTCGGTGATCAGATTAAGCCACTGAAGAAAGACCAGATCATATTTGTTGACCCACGCAAGAAGAAGAACGACCTGATGCAACCGGATCGCTTTGGTCCGGCAGAGATGGCGAAGCTCTCCATGGAGCTGACTGAGCGCGGTTTCGAATCACAGATACAACAGAACCCTTCAGCGAAGGGCGGCAACATCATGAAAGAGCATCACTGGCGCGAGTGGGCAGAGCCAGAGTTGCCATCAATAAAGATGGTCATCCAGTCATACGACACCGCGTTCGAAGAAGATGAAGAGTCTGATTTCAATGCCCGGACCACGTGGGGCGTGTTCGAACACGAAGAGCGACTGGACCCGAAACTACCATGGACCGCTCAGTACAAAGGTCAGACACGACTGTGCCTGATCCTGCTGGAGCGTCTGAACAAACGTATGGAATTCCCTGAGTTGCGTGAGAATGCTATCGAAGCAGCTCAACTGTGGAAGCCTGACAAGGTACTGATTGAGAAGAAGGCATCAGGTCATTCGCTGGCGCAAGAGCTGCGGCGTGCAGGACTCCCAGTAGCACGAATCAAAGTTACTGACTCGAAGTTTGTTCGTGCGCACGCTGCGTCTCTTGTTTTAGAACGCGGTTGCATCTTCTACGTGAAGCGCAACTGGGCGAAGGAAGTGATCACGCAGTGCGGTAATTTCCCGGCTGATGATCACGACGATTTGGTGGACTCATGCACACAGGCAATGCTCTGGCTACGCAAGAA